CCAAGATTTCAGTATTTGGCTTTAATGTTTCCGTAGTTTTAAAATCCAATATCAAAAAAAGTCTTCCTTCCTAGAAAGAGAACTTTAAGCCTTTTAAAAAACAAAAAACTCACGAACTTTAATTAGTCCGTAAGTTGTTTTCAAATGGAGCGGATGATGGGAAACGATTAAACAATTTTCAACATTCTAAAACACTTGATTTTATTGGGTTTTATTAATCATCAAATACGCTTATTTGCTATGATTTTCATTTTTTTAGTACCTATTTAGTACCCAGTTTTGGAGGTATTAAATGAATAATAAATGTAAGTATTTAAAACAAAAACTAAATAGAAAACTAGAATGCAAAAAAGATAAAAATAGAATACCTTTCAAGGATTGTAAAGGTTGTTCTTTCAAAGAGTCTGAATCAAATAACAATCAAATAAAAAATACTTCGAAAACAAACTATAAACAACTGCAATCAACTACAAAGCTAAAAAATAAATCAAATAAACTAGCTAAACTAGAAAAAAATAGATTTAGTTTGTTTACTAATAATAAAGATAAATGTATGTTTTGTTCTGCTACTACTAATTTAACTTGGCACGAGATATTTAGGGGACGTAATAGAGTAAATTCAATGAAATATGGACTCTGTTTAAGAATGTGTTTAAAATGCCATGTGCTTTATCAAGAAGACCCTATATTTAATGACCTATGGCACAAAAAAGGACAAGTTAAATTTAATAAGACTTATCCTGATTTAGACTTTATTGATATATTTAAAATTAATTATTTAGATAAGGAATAACAACTTCTCTTTTAGCTGTAAAAGCTGCTATACCATTTATATAAATAACTGCATTTCTCTTTTTTAGCTTAATAATTACATTAACACAATCAATATTATAATCTTTTTTGAATTGTTCTAATTTTTCGTCACTTAGCCTTGTTAGCATGAAGATCACCTCTCTTTCGTGATACATTAAACCACAAAAAAAATAATGTTTCAAATCAGTATTTTCTGAATTTCAACATTACTTTTAAATGAATTTTAAAAATTGCCCTATTGAATTTTAAAATTTCAATACTAACTTATTAGTGAATTATTAAGTTTTATACTTTTTTTATTTTTTTACTAATTCATCCAATGTTACGTTAAAAATGTTTGATAATTGAATCAAAGTTTCTAAAGATGGTATCCTTTTTCCATTTTCGTAACAACTAATAGATACTTTAGTTACGTGCAATAACTTGCCTAATTGTTCTTGTGTCAATCCTTGTTTTTCTCTAAAATGTTTGATATTTTTTCCTAAATTCATAATGCTCCTTTTAGTACAACTTATGTTAAAAAAAGAATGATAATATCTATACTAGCCTGATATCTTATTAAATTATATCACATTTAAATAAAAAAGGCTTAGGGCGTCACGCGTATCCTAAGCTCAATCACAATTAAATTATAACATTTTGTTTTATAAAATCAATACGTTTTTTTAGTTTTTTACAATTTTTCTTTAGTTTTTTAATTTGCTCCAACAAAAAAAGAGCCTAACCATAGCTAAGTGGCTAGACTCTTTATTATTCTTTAAATCCATCTTCTTTTAATTTTGATAAAGTAATTGGTCCGATATTACCATCTTGCTCAATGCCTTTTTGTCTTTGAAACTCTTTAATAACTGATTTCAAATATGGTCCAAAGTAGTTGCCCTTGACCTTATTAGCCATAAATTCACAAACCTTCTCTACATTAGATCCAGAGTCACCCATTACTAAGTGACCTTTTGGAGCTAAGAAGTTAGTACTTGTTTTAACTGAATTTGAAGTACCGTTTAGCTTAATTTCTATCATCTTGATAAATCTATTCCAACCAATATCTAAGGTTCTATGAGGACAATATTTACCACTATAGTCTTGATGTTTGGTTACTTTATCAATACCCCAATTGTAACGTTTAAGAATATCTAAAATTAGATCTACTGCATTCTCTTCTGCTTTAGTAAATCTATCTCCACCAGATTTAGAATAACAGATTTCAATTCCTATACCTTCTCTATTTCCCTTACCATTTCCACCATCCCCTGCATGCCAACCATTACGATTTTCAGGTAATCCTTGTACAATTTCTTTATCGTCTACTGCGTAATGGAATGAAGTTTGAACTCCACCCTGTGCTTTACTTTTGTTCATGTACTTAATTTCGTTATAAGCTGAGGCATCATTTGCTGTGTTATGGACCACTATTCGACTAGGCTTCATACTGTAAGGACTCTTCCAGGAATACAAACTAGATGGCATTAAATTTTTACGAATGTTTACCATATTTTAATTATCCTCTCTTGTTATACCTTTTATAGCCCACATACAAGCTTCTTCTAATTTAGTCAATGCTAAACTTTTCTCTCTTCCATCTTGCAAATTTTCTAAAACGTAAGTAGTAACTTTTGCAAAAGCTTCTCTCGTGTTATCTATTTTATCTTTTGTATCTTCCTTATAGATTGCATTCATTAAATTTCTTGCTTTTTCTTCCATCTTAATCATCCTTTCCTATTTGCTTAACCATTTGATTTCCCAACACTGTAGCTCCTGCTACTAAAATACCTTGAATTACATTATTGATTATAGTATCTCCACCCATTAAAACAGAAAATAAAATACCTATTATCAAAATAATAATAGGTATAAACTTATCTTTAATGTACTTTGTTCTTTTGATAAACTCTCCAACAATATAAAGGACTGGCACTAACACCAGTCTGTTTTCTAAAATATAATTTAAAATATCCATTTTTTACCTTCTTTCTTTTAGAATTTCTACATTCTTATCTGTTTCTTTAACTTCTTTTATCAACTCATCAATCTTATCTTCTAATTTATGCGAGTTGTCTGTATAGTTTTTGATAGTTACAGAGTTCATTTTAATTACTTCTGTGTTGTTATCTATTACTTTTGAATTGTTGTCTATTGTAGCTTTTAAAAGGTCCATCATAGAGTCATGATCTTGCATCCTTTTTAATTTTAAATCAAGAAATTTAGGAATATACTTATAACCTATCCATAAAAAAAAGGCAATTATGCACGCATATATCCCTACATCTTGAAACAACTTTACTATTTCTTCCATACACACTTTTAACCTTTCTATATATTATCTTTGCACATTTTAATCTCCTTTTAATTTGATTATTTTGAAAATTAATCAACTACATTTTTATCACTATCTTTTATAAACCAAGATGTATGTATTCTAAATTGTTGATTTTCATCTAAAACACCTACAATTTCTTTTGCTGAATCATTAAAAATTTCTACTTCTCCATTTTTATTGATTCTTCCACATGAAATTTTAACCATTCCGGAAATTGCCACAAAAAAATAAAGCAAAACATCTGAAAAATATTGGCTTGCCTCTGGCATGAAATCGGTCGGGATCGTCCCTACCAAGTTATATCCCTCTTCAAAATAAGCATAGGCTTCAAAATCTAAAGTAACTACATTTAATTGTTTACGTAACACATTTGTTGTAACGTTTTGACATTTTATATTGTTTAACGTTAAACTTCCTTTTTTTACTGATAAATCAATTGTGTTTTTTTGACTATCTATATAGTTTATAATTCTAGTTTGCAACTCGTTAAAAGTCTCCTTGTTATATGGAGTTGGATTGTTTTCTCCAAAATCCTTAAACTCAAAAAATAAATCATTTTCCATTTTTTAATACCTCTATTTCTTTATATATTTCTTTTATTGATTGTGCACAAACGGTTATAAAACTATATAAATCTACTGATGTATTGTCTTTATCAAGGATTTCTTTAGATGTATTATAATTTTTACCGATTACACAACCTAAATGCTTTTTACAATTATCGTTTTCTCTTTTTAAATTATAACAATAAAAATCAGTGTTTTTTAGAATTTCTAAAGCATTTTTTAAAGGTTCAAAATTCTTTTTTAATTCTTCTAACGAATTATTATTAATATTATCTGCATACAATTTGGGGGTTGAAATATCAGAATTTTTTACTACTGTTTCTAGTCTCCCAGATGTTTCACCAGTCCAATCATTTCCTGACCATCTAGTTTCTGCTATATAATCATTATTTTCTTTGTCACAAACACGATTTGAAATATATGCATCTTCTGCAGGTGCAAATAAATAATTTCTATCAGATCTTGCCCAATAATTTGAACCATCTGAATCTAATATTTCAAAGTTTCCCTTGTAAATATCATTAGGATTGTTTAATTGTATACTAGAACCAGTAATTTTCCCTTGAAATTCACCATTCTTCATTTTTGCAGTTCCTTCCTCGTCTAATTTAAAATTAGAAGTATTTATTACTAATCTATTGCCTAATATTTCTATTACCTCTGGACTGATATTTAACTTGTTAACAACATCTAAGTCATCTATCTTTTTTTGTGCTTCTATAAGTACAGATTCAGCTGTTGTGGTAATACCAGATTGTAACTCAACTTTTGTTGCAAAAGTGTTAGTATAATCATTTTTTATCATGTATGTACATTCTAAAGTGGCATTATTAAATGATTCTAAGTAGATTTCATTAGTGCCTTCTTTTAAAATTACTTTCAATGTTCCTAAATATTGTTTTGTTTCAAAAGATAATTTATACTTTTCTCCATTTTTGTTAATGCCTACTCGACGAATAACAAACATTTCTTTTTTTTCTACAATAAACTCGTCATATGTCTCTTCATCTAGATAATTTAAATAGTCAATAGGTAATTTAATCTTTTGGATGTCATTACCATTTTTTATTACTAAATTAGGGTTACGTCCAAATAAATTATCTGAGCCATACAAAGGACCATTTCTTAACTCATAAGGACCGCCGTTTGTCAAAACTAAACTATTACTTATGGTTAAATTATCATCTAAAAACATGTCATATCTGTAGCTAGTTCCAGATATACCAAAAAGAAGACTTATGTCTCCTTTTATTTTTAAATAATTTAAATAATCATTGGCACAACCATCTAGTGTTAATTTATTTTTATTTTGAACTGTTTTAATTATGCTTAATGTTTTTTGAACACTTTCTTTTATGCTATCTACATCTATTTCTAATTTTGCTACTTTTTCAGAGTCTTCTGTTACCTCACTTGCTAAAGCTTCTATCCTTTGCTTGTTGTGATCAACATCTAATTTAACTTGATTTAATATTTCTTTGCTACTACCTGCTAATTTTATATTAGCTTCTGTTTTATTTTGAACTGAAGCTTTTAATTTTGTAAAAATACGACTACTAGAGGAGATTGACATTATTGTAGTATCAAATACATTATTCATTTTGTCTACAATAGCTACAGAATCATTAATATCATATAAGTAAGAGTCTATAACATCTTCTAATTCAAAAGGAACTATTGTCATTCCAAATAAATTAGATGCTACTTGATCAACAATTTGTTCACGAACTAAATCAACATATGGATTATCAATTATTCTCAACTCATATAGCCCATTTTGACTAATACTATCATCATCTTTTGAAACAATATCATTATTATCAGCATTACTACGACTAAGCGTTACTTGATTGATAGGTCCAAATGTTTTTTCCTTTGATGGAAGTTTTTTATAATCTATTTTTTTTATAGTTACTCCTGTTAAGTATGGTTTTGAAATTCTAACTCCACCTATTCTAGACATTTGAACTGTACATCCTCCCAGTTCTCCTGCTGAAGCTATCAAATACCTTTCTGTAGCAGTATTTAAATCGAAATTTGGTCGTTCATTTAATATTAAATTGTGAAATGGAAAATCTGGAGTTTCTAAAACAAAACCACGTCTTGTAATTATTTCATTAATAAAGTTACCTAAAGTACATGGATAAGTTATTTTATCTATACCACCATAAGGAGTGTCAAAATCAATCGATTTATCCTTTATTGTCAATTCAATTGTTTTAGCCGTTGAATTAGTTTTTATATCTTCGGGATTAACATGAAAAATTCCTTGTGGAATGTATTCAATGGTATTATCTTCTAATAATAATCCTCTAAAAACTTGAATATCTTTCCCAACTAAATCCAACGTATTATCTCTATTAAAAATAGAAAATTTGCACTCTTTAGTTGGAAATTCTCCAATCATTCTCTCAGCATTATGAGATATTTTTGGATGGTCCTTTATTCGGTCCATCCCCGTATATTCGATACCATCTACTATTATTTTACTTCTTGGCTTTCTATCTAACTTTTTTGAAGCTTTTAAATATTTATCACTTGGTGTATACATATTAAGCTACCTCACTAGCAGTATAAAAATCATCTGGAATCATTTGAGTAAACCTAATTTCTATATCATCACATAAAAATTCTTCTTCAGAATCGTTTATGAATGTTTGTAGTGCATTTATTTGATCACAAACTGGATACATTTCTCTTTCTACTCTTCCCCTAGTTTCTAAGTCCCAAAAATTAACTATACCAGAATCTTTTTTTCTCATTTGTAATAATTTAGATGCTAATTCTTCACTTGGTTTTTGAAATTTAGCAATGAATTTCATTCTTCTAGGCAAGACATCTCGATACATCACATTATCATCACTAGCACCTGTGGATTCGGAATCTGTTTGTGGATAGTCCCAGCCTATTTGATCGGCTTTAAATTTTTCACCATCTACAGTAAATTCATATTTTTTTAATTCCCTTAAAACACCTCCTAAGTTAATAATGTGATTTTTCCATCAAGGATTTGTTGCTTATTAATCTTCTCTATAATCACCCTACCATCTTCGTAATGATGATAAATATGCCATTCCATTACTTCTGGCAATCCACCTTTATAATTCTGCATTTCATCCCTAATTGCTTTTCTATTTTGCTCATAGATTTTTGATTCTGGAGATATAATTTCTCCTTCGTGCTTATTATCACCAACAATTACTGGTCTCGGCTTATTAGGTTCTACCCATCCACCTTGAGCTAATTGTGGAATCTTAGGGACAGGCAATGGGTTTTCTTTCCATAATCCTTTAAATGGAGAAACTCCTAAAAATGAAGTATTTCTTATTTTATTCAGCATACCATTGACCTTATCAAATGGAATTTTTATCAAAGTATTAATTCCAGAAATCAAGGAATTAACTACTGTTTTAAATACATTTACAATACCATCTTTAATCCCATTAAAAATTTGACCACCTTTTGAAAATAATCCTGTAATTTTAGACCAGCATTCAGAGGCTTTATTTTGAATCCCGTTCCAAAGTCCTCCAAAGAAACTAGAAATAGGTTGTATTACATGATCATTAAACCAACTCGAAGCGGAATTCCACACATTTTTTATTCCTTCTATACAATTTCCAGCCACTTCCTTTACTGTATCAAAGTTTTTCACTAATAGAACAATTCCAGCAACCAATCCAGCAATTGCTAAAATTACTAGTGTGATTGGGCTTGTTAAAATTGTCATTGCGACACCAAAAGCAGTCGTTGCAGCGGTTGCTAGCCAAGTAGCTGCTGTACCTGCAACTGTTGCAGCAGTATCAGCTATTTTTAAACTTGTTGTAATTACCCATTGAGCACCTTGTTTTATTAGAGCTCCAGTACCACTGACTATACTCATTAAAAAGTCTTTTGCATATAGTGCCGTAATTGCTATTGTTTCCATCTTATCTGCAATTTTGGCCCCTGTACAAGACCAAATAGCTGCAGTTATTCCTGTAAATGCTCCTATTATTCCTCCTGACATTTGAATAAATCCCATTAATTTTGTTAATTCCCATAATCCAAAAAATATAGCTAATGTAGTTACCATATTATCCACAATATCTTGATTTTCAGAACACCAAGAGCTAATTTTTCCTAATGAATCAGCAATTAACGAAATTGTAGAACTAATTACATCACCACTCCAACTTGCTATTGGATTTAAGAAATTATCCCAACACCATTTCCATAATGGTTGGAAACCTTCTATAGCACTTGTTAATATTTCCAAACCACTCGATAAAATATTTATAAAATTAGGCAATATATCTTCAATAGTCCATTTTGCTAAAGGCACTAATATATTTGTGTATCCCCATTCCAGTCCAGAAAATATAACTTGTGTAAAGGGAGATATTGCTTGGTACAAATTACTAAATGATTTTGATAAATTATCAAAACTGATATTTTTTAATTTTGAGAGTAAATTAGTGCACTTATCTACTATTTTTTGTATTTGAGGAGAAACTTTATCCTCTACTACTGTATCAGTAATACTAGAAATAGGATTACTAACTGGTGAGCTTCCTGAATCAGAAGAACTTTTATCAGTTTTAGATAGAATATTAAGCTCATCATAATTCATAGTCTTATTTATCTTCTTAGATGCTTTACTAGCCTTATCTGCTGCCGATATTGCAGATGATGCTAAATTTTCGAATGAAGATGATGCATTGTTAGAAATACTTTCTGACTTCAAGCCAAAAGCAGACATAACCTTTTGCACTACATTGAAGAAAGATATTAATTTATCCATCGCTGTTTGTATAACAGGAATAAATAAATTAGCTATAGGCATAATTACTTTTCCTATAGCATCTTTTAAAGTGTAGAATGTTTGATTCAATCTAGCTATTCTTCCCAAAAATGTACTAGCATATTTAGCGGCATCTCCTGTTTGAAATTTAGTTTCTTCTAAGATTCCATTTACTTCTGCAATTATTTTTTCTTGCTGAGTAAGTTGGTTTGTTGTTTTTCCTACACTTTTAGCGTAGTCTTCCCACATCTTAGCTACATTCTTGGTAACTCCTGCATTATCTACTAAAATAGAGTTTTCATTTTTTAAACCTTCAGTAGCACTTTGAATGGCATCTCCATATGAATAAGATGCCTGTCTCCCAAAAGCTGCTGCATCCTTTAATGATGTTAAAGTTTGTTGTATTTGTTTATCGTCATAACCTCTAGCTGCCAGATTTTTATAAGCTGTTACCGCATTAGTTAATGGAATCAATCCATCTTTGGTATATTCAGTAAGGAATTCTTTTGCTTTGGAAAAACTTTTTCCTTGTCCATTTAAAATTGATTGTAAGCCAATCCAAGCATTTTGAGTTTCACTAGCTACACTAACACAAGTTTTTCCAAATACAACAACAGCACTAATTGCAAATACTTTGGTAACTGTTTTTGCAATACGAGAAAATCCTTTTTGAAAATTACTTTCTGCACTTTTAACTGTTTTAGAAACTTGATTATTGAAAGCATTGTTATTAAGATTTGCTTGTACAAAAATATTTCCTACATTCCTTATTTACCTCCTTTGAAAAAAGCTTGTTTCATAGCTTTTTGAAAAGATAGAACTTGTCGTTTTTTTTCATCATCACTCATATTATCAAGTTTTTCTTTTGTTCTAATTTTTCTCCATTCATTATATATTTCTTTTTCAGCCACACTAAAATTTTTAATAATTTTAGTATCTGTTTCTGATCTAATAGAAATATATTGTCCAAGAGGTGTATCATGCATTAGCCCGTTAAAGAGTCTTCTATATTCTGAGTATGATATATCTTCAACAGATAGTCTTATTCCATACTGTTTAGCAAAACTAGATTCAATCAAGTCTCGATCTAGTTTTGGATCATACCACAACTCCTTCTGGGCTACTAGTTTTTTCCCATTGCCTCTTTAATGGTTTCATATTCTTCACCTTGAATTGCTGCCATGATATAAATGGTAAGTTCATTAAACTCTTTGACTTTTAAATCAAGTTTTTCAATTTCCTTAGCCCCTTCTTTTCCTAAAGCTAATTTAAAAATCTCCATATCATAATCCTTATCCTCCACTGGATTAGTCTTACTTTCTTTTAAAACTTTTTGAATTTTATCATATGTTGATTTTCTATCATCCACTACATATAATTTGTCTTTTATTTGAATTTGTGGAAATCCGTCTCCTGTTAAAATTTTTCCATCCGTAGTATAAATTTTTCCCATAATAAATATAACCTCTTTCCTATTTAAAATAATTAAAAAAATAAGGGAGACAAAAATCTCCCCCTACATTATGAATTTTCAGTTGCTTCTGTGTAAACTGGTTCTCCGTCTGATAGTACTTCAAATTCTAAGCTATTTGGTGCTGTAGAATCTCCTCCAAATGGAGTTGTAACATTTACAACACAATTAAAAGACAAAACATCCTTATTAGGAAATTCAATTTCAAATATTGTATTTACATTTTGTCCGTTTTTAAAAGATAATCCTGCAACATAATCATTACCTGGATCACCATAATTTCTTTTGCCAGTAAATGCTATACTAAATGATTTACTAGTAAGTAGTCTGCGAACCCAACCATGTGTGTCCATTGGATTCCATTCTTCAACACCACCATCAATAGTTGGTGTTAATCCCTCCACGTCCTTGATTGTTACCTTATCAGAGGCAACACTCTCTTTTCCTTTAGTTCCAATTTTGAATTCTAATCCATATGTGGGAATTACTCCGTTCCTTGTCTTTCCTCCTTTTCTATATACAAATCAATTTCTAAAGAAAATTCTATAATTCCACTTTCATCATATCCTAGATCAATAGGATTTTCATAAATATGAATAAATTTACATTTCCTTTTATTGATTGTATCCACTTTTTTATCAAAAAAATTGTATAAATTACTTATTATTACTTCAGCATCATTTTGATTATTTCCATATCTAAGCAAAATAGTAATAGGTTTTATAGTGTAAGTAGATAGGTTTAATTTATTAATATAACTATGCATTCTATTTTTTGAATTATAAAAACATAGTGTCCTACTTAAATTTTTATCTATTCTTCCACTACTAACTTGTTCAAATATACTAGTATCATAATTCCTTATGAACCATTCTCTAATTTCTTTTAGAGTCATATTTTTCTAATTCTCCTTTTAAAAATCTAGCAAACGCCATATTTACAAACAACTTTTTATTTCCATTAATCCAAGGTTCAAACCATAAACCTCGTGCATTAGGATTCTTGGTAGTTTGAAAATTGTATTCTGGATGAAAATATAATCTTCTTGTATAGGGAGTATCTACAACTAATCTCACATATCCTTTTTTTACGTTTTTATCATCTTTATCCATACTATCATTCTGCATATTTCCTGTATCAAATGGCATTACTTGTGATTGTATTACATCTGTCTTTAAAGCATCAACAGATTTAATAAGGCTTCTTTGCATAAGAACATTCATTATTTTTAAGTTAGTCTTATTTACTTTTGATGTCACTCTCATCACATCACCTCTAAAGTAGTATGATGAACAGTTCCATCAGGATTTCTTGGCCTACTACTAGCATAAATTTCAAGTTTCTTATTTTCCACAAAATTTTTATTAGAATCTAAGTGTCCAATATATACTTTACCAGAAGCTATTTTCTCTATTGAAGGGGCTATATCTCCCTTAACAATTATCTTGCCTATAAGACTAATTTTTTGAGCATCTTGGGTATATATAATTTTAGTTTTTTCACTAAAAATACACTTTCCTTCAAAAATTACTGGTTTGTTGAGTTCACCATCCGAGGTTATTCCATTACTATTAATTTCTATCTTACAATCAGTTTTCAACAAAAAATCAGGAAATGGCAACTTTCTTACATTAGTTATCACAATATACTGTTAGATAGTCCTGTTTGTTTAATATAATTATAGGCAATTTCAGAAACATTTAAGCTAGCAGCTATATTTTCTTTTTTGCCTATTGATATATTAATATCTAAAACACTATAAGATGTGATATCTTCATTTTCTATGCCATTTTCTGAAATATAATTTGCTTGATAGCAAACTGCATCTTTTATTTTTTGTTGTTGAAACTTAGTTAAATTTTCAAATCCTTTGCCAACTATTCTATTATAAGTAATTTCATCAATTTTTTGGCTTGCTAATATTAATTTTTCATTTAAATCATTGGCATCAGAAATTTTCTTTTCTCCAATAAATTCTGATAAATAATAATCTATATCAGCATATGATTGCATATAATCACCTCTTTCTGTGATTATTTATCACTTTCTTGATCTGTTTTTTCTGGATTATTAATACTTGCTGTGCTAGATGTTTTTGTCTTTATTTGAGGTTGTTTTTCATTAATCTCAACATAGTTTTTATCTTTCCTAAGTTTTTCAATATTATCTAATGAATAAACCTCACAAACTCCACCTTTTTTATTTTTAAATCTTGCCATAACTATTTATCACCTTTAGAGTTTTTTTCTAATTCAGAAATTTTTTTGTTGGTCGATTCTAAATCGTTTTCTAGTTGCTTTTTATCTCCATCTAATATTTGATTAGCTTGTACCAAAGCATCTTTTTCAGCTTGTAGAGCAGTTATTTCTTGTTCTTTAGTATTAATTGTACCTTTAGCCTCAATCAAATCTTTTTCTAAACTATTTTTCTCTTCCATTAACTTATTATAAGCAGCAGAAGAAACTCCTTTTTTAGAAGTTTCTTTTTCTCCTACTATCTTATATCCTAGTTCCTTATAATATTGAACTTCAGATTCGTTAACAGATAAAAATTGGTTTTCTTTATATATTCTTACCATAATTTTATCCTCCATTTTACTCAGTTGGTTCAACATATTCTGCAGTATCTAAATCAACATAAACAGAATCAATTTTTCCATCTTTACCATTTGGGAATGTAAATACATCCATGTATTTTCTATTTTGATATAGATATCCATCTCCTTCAGTATGAGTACCTGGTGCAAAATAGTAAATACTAGAAATTTTAGGTACAATTTTTGTAGTCATTGGTGTAGCTAATAGAACGTTTATTTTCTTAGATCCTGTTACTGCTTCGACTCCTTTTTCAGCATCAGCAGTTACTTTACCAACTGGCATAAAACCATCTGTAAAATCAAATTTATCATAGAATCTTTCATCATCAATAACTTCAAAAATATATACACCATCAATGTCAGTAACACGAGTTTGAATTGACAAACCATTATCATTAATAGTTGTCATTTCGATTTTTCTAGTAAATTCTTTTGATTCTTCTAATAGGTCCATAATATACGAACGAACATACATTAGCAAAGCACCTTTAGCTTTATATCTCCTTAGCTTACCAGCATTGATAAAACCTTTTAATTTACTAAATACGTTATCTTTAGTATATGCTGATTCAGCTGTTGAGCTATGATATCCATCTAACTTAATTGCTGTATTAGCAACTTTTGAGAAGAAATAAGCATCAGTTTCTGGAGCTGATTGAGTTTGTTCAAACGTCTTTGATACGTTTTCAATAGAAGCAGTTTCATTAGTTTCATCAACATCTGCTTTATCTACTAAGAACTCTATATCTCTGTCAAACGTTAATGTGTATGGTACATCCTTTTGAATGTAATCTCCTCTGTTCCATCCACCTTTACGACTATGTGATTTATAACCACTTGTACTCATTTGAGTAAAATGAAAAGTTTTTGCATCTAGCCATCTTACATTTGTTGTAATAAATGGACTAGATAATGTTTCTTGCATTAAAATCTCTAGTAATTCTGGAGACCATTGTTCTGCATAATTCCTTAATATTACCTTCTTTCTTATTTTTATCTAAATCTGTTCCATCTTTTAGATTGTGTTGGTTCCTCTTGTTTTGATTTTCCCTTATCATCTTTTCCATCAGATCCAAACTTAAAACCTTTATTTTTATCATCCGAATCTGTCTTAGATTTGAATTCGGGGAATTCTTTCAATAGATTCTCAATTTCAGTATTAACCAAGTCACTATCTACTTCACCATCATCATTTAATACACTTGAAGCATTAATCATTTTTACTGCTCTAGAAATTTTACTAGAATTTACTCCTTGTTTCATTAAACGATTTTCTAATAAAGCTGCTACTAATTGATTCTTAGCTTTAGAAATCTCGTTGTCTTTGTCTGACAAAGCTTTTGTCAAATCATTAGCTTTATCTTCTGCACTCTTATTCTTTTCTTTTTCAGCTCGAGCATTAGCAATAATAGTTTTAGCCTCTTCAACATCCTCAATTCCTAAATCTTTCATTAGCTTTTTTGTTGCCTTATCGACATTTTTTTTACTGATAGAATTTACTTCATCATCAGTATAAGTTTTATCTGATTTTTTTTCCTCAGGCTTATTTTCCTTTTTGTTAGAATTATCAGATTCTTTGTTATCATCTTTTTCCTCAGTTTTATCTGCATCATCAGAATTGTCTTCTTTTGTCTCTGCAAATTTTTGAATATCAAGTGATAACCTATTTTTGAACTTTTCTTCAAAATTCATTATTTTTCCTCCTTTTTCTCTTCTGTGGATAAGGACATCCACAATCCCTGTTATTAGAACTCAGGCAAACAAAAAGAATAGCCTCATAACCTATTCTCTTTCTTCGTGCTATTTATAAGCACTGTACTAATGATATATAAGTATAGCGGGTTAGTTCACTACACTCGTACCACACCTAACCAAAGTCCACACCCTCGTGGTATAGATATATCATCAGTACACTACCTATAAAGTAGCACAAAATAAAACATTCATTTTTGAATGTCATATTTTTCTATTATTTTTTTAAAATCACTATTAAATTGTTTCCTGCATTTTTCTAATTCGTTATGAGATGGTGACTTTCCATCAAGTGTTCTATAATTTTCTTCATAATATTTTTTGTCTGCATCCTTATACTTTTCTAGAATAGATTCCCATTCTTTTTTATGGCTCTCTAAAAGTTTGCTACATTCTTCTTCATAACTCATCTTTTCACCCTCTTATAAATAAAATTATACTCTTTACTCAACTTATTTACAATATAGTGATATTCGTCTTCATCAATATCTATTTTTTTTAAGAATGATAATTCAAGTGCCTCTAAACGATAATCGTGATTAAATTTTTCTTCAATCATATCTAAATTAGTATATTTTGTTTTTGAGGTTCTTGTTATCGTATATTGATATTTTTCATCAATTCCTCTTAGCTCTTTTAATTTGCCATTTAAAAACAATTTTATATCATCTAGACTAAAAGAGAAATGTGTTTGATTAATAGGATGATTGTGTGTAATAATTGCATTTTTAGTATTTACCCAATTAGGAATCTGAATCATATATTCGTTTCCTGTTATTTTAAATACTTCTCCATTGGCAGAAATTATATAAGCATTCTCTTTTCTTTCACTTACTATTCTTCCCTCGTATTCGTTTAATTTTAGATTAATAAGTTTATTATCTTTTTTATCAATGAAGTCAACAGGTTTTCTCTCTTTCCATTTATGTTTTTTATTATGATAGTATTTGATATTTTCTTCATCTAAAGATCCAGCCTCTAATCTTCTATATTTTTGTATTTGAAGATTACAATAATTAATGTCTTCTTGATATCTTTTTATTGTTTCCTCAGTTGGTCCATGTTCATCAAACTCTATGTCATCTAATTCAGGATAATATGTTCCTAATCCATGTCTGCAATTTGGATGGTATAATCCTTTATTCATTGCTTCACTTAATAATGGATAGTTACCATCTTTAGAAGAGCCACCAGAATAAACATCATCTATTAAAACTTTGCTTTCCCAAGCTTGGCATAATTTACACGCAGTTCCATGTTTTGAAATTTTGACTAATGGATTGCCAACTTTTTTTCTAAATTCACCTTCACCCATTAATTGAGCTCTTTGATTAGCTGTTCTCACTGCCATTTTAGAATAACTAGCAATATTTACCCTTACACCATTGGAATATTCAATGCAATTGATTCCTCGTGATAAAAAATCTTTAGTAGCCATATCTATAGCTTGTTTTTCTGTCATAACTCCATTAACTGCAAAAGTAGCAGCTTTATAAATCACTTCTCTATATTCGTCATTTATCATTCTCAATGCTGCAATGTTAGCTGTTTTTAAATCGTTATTAACACTCTTAATTAGACTATTAGCTTTTCTATCATTTATTTTAAAAAAACTATTACTTACCTTTTTGTTTGGTCTATAGCCTTTTTTTATAGCATTCTTAAATTGCTTTTGTGATGATTTTGAGCCTTCTATAAATTGCTCTTTCAATTGCTTAGAGACTTCTTTAGTAATTTTATTTTGTGTTTTTTCAACGATTGATGTATTTTCTCTTTGATATTTTTTTAACTCTTTTAATTTTTCAGCTTGCCATTGTGGCCAATTAAAACCATATTCTGATTCTTCTTTTAGGTGTCTGGATAGATTTCTTTTCATTGATTGAATTAGATAAATTTCCATTTCCTGATGAAGTTTTCCAATATCATAATTATTCATCTAAATCTTCATCCATACTCGAAGAGTCGATATCTTGATTAACACTTGGAATAGTCATTTCAACTATACCTTTTTCTTCTTTTATTCGTTTAACCTCTTCCTCTTTCCATTTAGAATCTTTGGTATCTCCCCACAACTCTTCAACTTGTGCTTCAATACTCATAACATGAGTGGTAGATGCTTTACCTATTGTTTCTACTTGTGCTTCAAATGAAGGATTGGCATATTCCCCAAAATCAACACTAACATCATAATCTTCAATTTGAATAGTCTCATCTTCATTAATCGTAATTTGTGCTATGTCATATACTTTAAGTACCACATTAGCTAAGTCTTTTATTTTTTCTTGAAAAATATCAACTATATCATCTCGTGTATAAAGTGTTGTTTTTTCTTTTTCTCTTTGAGCTTCAGCATTATCTAATTTTTTAGCATCTATTCCTAATGTAGACGGGCTAATTAAACCCTGTAAACATAAATCAAGTGCTGTAATATATGCACTTAATAATTGTTCTGATGGTATTTCTCCTTGAGTAGCTTTAATTTCATTTTTATCATTTTCACCTGTTCCTTTTTCTATAGCAATAAATTCATTATCAAAAGAATTAGGTTTCATTAATTCTCCTGTATCAGGATCACGTGGAATTAAAGATTCTGGAATGTATTTGTTCATTCTTCCTTTTCTTACAGCTTCTATCCATTGACTCCAAACTTCATCAAAAGAATCAAACGCACCTTCCTTACCCTCAAATATACTTTTTCCTCTACCTTCATACCTAGGAGACTCTTCTATCATTAAAGGTATTGCCATCAACATTTTTAAACCTTTAGGATTTTGAACTTCTTTTTCCTTCAATAATCTAGTTTCCTCAAAGGCATCCATAGAGATTTCTTTACCATCCAAATCCTCTAGAGAGTATGTAACACCATCCATTGTGTAATGATCCTTTAAAATATACTTTTTATTTTTATATGTCTTCTCACTTTTAAAAACAATTTCTATTATTCTACCTCTTTGTCTAACAAAGTCAACTTTATCAGAACCAAAGAACTCTATAATAGGAAATTTTGATATATCGGTGTCATAACTTATTTTAAATGCACCATCACCTAAATATAATGTTTTGTTTATGCTGTCTTTTAAGACCTTCTTAAAATCATTATCTTTAGCAATGGCTTCCCATATTTTTTGATGATCACTTTTGATAAGATTACCTTGTGCATCTTTTTTATCTGTAACAATATTTACTCCATTAAAAGTAGTAACTACTACCTTAGTAAGAGTTCTAACAATTAAATTAGGTAACCCAGTGTGAATTTTTCTAATCTTTAATCCTTTACTTGGCTTAGCAGCCCAAAAACTATTATTACCCATATTATCTTGTTTTTGAGTATAAAACTGATGTAATTCACTAGCATCTCCTCTATACCAAATCAAATTTTTTACTATATTAGCTTCAAACGTATATGGTTCTTTTATTTTTATTGTAGTATCATCAGCTGGTTGAATGTCTAACCAATTTTTTATCATATTTTTGAACCACCCTTTCTTTTCCCTAATCATCAGCTCCTTTGATTAATTTCTTTATTAGCTCCCAATCTCCGATTTTATCTTTAAATGGTAACCAAGCATATTGGCAACCTTGTATACTATGGTCATTTCCGTCTTCTGGCTGACCTTTATCATCATAAGAATAAGTATCCATTTCACAAAGGTAATCTTCACAATTATCCTCACAAATTAAAAAATCTTTAGTTTTCATCCAAGATTGTTGTAATTGTATTCTTACAATATTAGTTGTTTTTTTCCATGCACCAACAAAGTCATATATACAACCAGTAGCTCTTTTGAACTTTTGTGCTTCTTGAATAGTTCCTTGATCAGCCGAATCTATGTATGCTACTCTTGCAAATCCCCATTTCAACTTACATTTTTCTAAAAAATTATAATACATAGGAATAACATCACTTGGTGCAAATGGATTTTCAACATTTTTATTATTGTAAGTTTCTTCTTCTAGTAAGATTATCTTTTTATCTAAAGTAATTCCGATAAACTCAAATGTTAACTTATCATGTGTTTTTTTAGAATATGATGTATCACAGCCAGCTGAAAAATAAATAAACTTAATTTCTTTCTTATTTAACTTTTCTAGAATTTGCTTTTCTAAAATCTTATTTTCTTTTATTATATTAAAGATTAAGCCAGTAGCTCTTCCTCTTAAACCTTGTATTTTATTTTTATGCATCTTGGTTCCAATTGGAACAGCATCTATCTTTCTTTGTTTATCTTCATCAGTAAGACTTAAGTTATCGTTCATATTAAAGAACCAATGTACCCATTTTTCTCCTATTGGTTCTGGCTCTATTAATTGCTCTTGTATTTCAACAGGACAATCATTAATCCATTTATGATTAGTTCTAGACCTATTAATAAATTCTTTATAAATGGGCATATTGTTATCATCTGGATTTAATGTGGCTAGTCTATATCTAGCTCTATGCCATATTTCTCTTACAAACTCAATATCGGCAGTATTAATTTCGTCTAGATAAATACAACCACTTTGTGATCCTAATACTTTTTGCCATCTTTTTTTATTATCATAACCTACAACATAAATTATTTTTTCACCTTTTGGAGTTTTATATGTTATATGTGGTATTTTAATTTTGCTTGTATCATTTCCATTGTATTCAACTAATTCCTTAAAAACTGTAAGTATTCCCATTTCGGAATTAATCAAGTTCTTTTCAACGGTACCTGTATCTAATCCGCCAAGAACATGATACTTCATATCAGAATTTGCTACTTCAAACATAAATTTTGGAATAGCAATTGTTGTTTTTCCAGCACTTGTTGTTCCTTCTAAAATATCAACTGGATTATTACTTTTTAACAAATCAACCATTTTAGGAGACAACAAAAAAGAATAGTTTTGACTATCCATCATCTTTTATTTCATTATTAGGAGCATTTTTTAATTGATTCATAATATCTAATAAAGGACTATTTTTTGGAATAGATGGCTCTAATATTTTCTTTTCTTTGAAAGCTCCTATTGTATCTCCTAAAAGTTTTAATGCTCCATTAGCTCCCTTAGAATCAAATTGATATTCTCCTGTTTCTTCTAATTCTTTTGTATCATAATTATACCGCATAACTGGAACTTCTTGAAGAGACCTTTCTAGGACCTTTTTAGCATTTTCTACTATGAATTCTACTGTTACTGTAGTCTTATCTGCAATTTCCTTCTGACGCATTTCTATATAAGCTTTTATGTTAGGATTGTTCAGTAGTTTAGATGCCTCTACACGACAAGTTTCATCATTTCCTGAATAACCAGCTCTTCTATAAGCTTCTGCTTGATTATTAGGATTTTCCAAGTAATAATCTACAAATCTTCGTCGTTTAATTGTTAATCCATATTCATCTAGTGCCCTTATATCACTTCCTAATTTTTATTTTTTATAAAATATCTATAAATAGGCTTCATTAAATAAACATAATTCTTCTTCATTAAATAGTCTCTCAGCAAATCCATAGGCTTCAGCAAAAGCATGTGTTAATTCATGTATCAGTGTCTTTTTTAATCTTATTGGTGCAACATCTTTATTCAAATATATTTTTTGATTTTCAAAATCAGTTTGCCCAAAAGTTATTTTATCTTCTTCTTGTTTTAATAAGGGGCTATCTTTGCTCACTTCTATTATTTCGTATTCATAATCTTTTATTTTTACTTTCATCTATTACACCTCTTTTTACTTTGTTTTCTTCTTTGCACACGATTTAGTTTTATCGAATAATCGTTTTTTAGACTTATCATCAGATACACAAATGGTATCGTTATTAATCCTATTAATGCTATTTCGTTTAAACTTAGATTCATATTCTTCACAACTCCTTTGTCTTTTACAACCCCGACATCCTTGTTTCATAAAAAAAGAAAAATCACAGAATGGATTCTTTTTATTTTTATTATTCAATTTAATCATACCCTTTTTATTTTTGTATTATAGATACTGTACCAATAATATAAACTTCTACTTATGTCATTTAATAAACACTATACATAATGCTATTAATGCTGCTTGTATTTATATTACTAGTACACTGTCTATAAGACAGTGCTTTATATACAGAAGTGAGTTTCTTGGTTGCAGGAGCTGGAATTGAACCAGCATCAATGGCTAAGGAGGCCATCAAACTACCATTATTCTATCCTGCCATACAAAAAAAGAATGATTACTCACTCTTTTGCTATTTTCACATTTTAATAATATCACGATTTTTCGTGACATTCGTGACAAATATTAATCTTTTCTAAAAATCTATAATATTCTTGTTTAACACTATCTTCTGTAGCATTACCACCAATTAACTGGGCAACTTTTATCCAAGAATATTCGTCAATAAATTTATAAGAGATTATTCTTCTTAATCTGCTTGTTGGAATTTCATTTATAAAACTTTCTAATTGTATCTTTAAATCTATTATTTTCTCATATCTGTTTTCTAATAATTCTTTGTATTTTTCTAACTGTTTTACTTTACGTTCTTCTATTCCTTTAATTATATAATGTGTTCTTATAATAGGAAAATTCTTAGTTGTTGTTTCTACTGAATCAGAAACAATTGAATTTATTTTTCTTTCTAACTTTTGTATTTTACTTTCTAATTCTTTTACTTCTTTATTTAAATCATTTAGTTGTGACAAATTTTCCTTTAAATTCATAAAGCACTCCTTTTATTTATTTTTTTTGCTTATTTGCAACAATAATGCCTATACAAATTTCTGCTATTAATGTAAATAAAACTCCAATAATAAGTCCAAATAAAAATGGATTAATTGTTATTGTCATGTACCTTTTTCTCCTTTAATGTTATTAATTCTTTATCAATATTTTCTATAACTGAATTAGTTGAATCTATAATTGCTTTTTTTACTTCATCAGTAGGATTGGAGTTCATTAAATTCACTAATACGTCAGAATATATAATATCTATCTGACCTTCTTCATTAAGTCTAATCACCATTAATTCTACTATTTTGTTTTTATTATCCATATTATTTACCTTCTTTCTTTAATTTGTTTACTTCTACTTCTTCTTTATATATTTTATTTATTAAATCTATTAGTTTCATTCTTCCACCTCATCACTTGCAAATAAATTATGTAACACTGCTGCACGAGTATACTCATCAATTGTATTCCAAGGATAATTATCTCCCACTTCTTCTATATAATTTGTAGTATCTTTATCTACGATATTATCAAAAGTAAAACTTATATCTTCAATACTATTTTCTAGTTCATTTTTAATTTCTTTAATATCATTAAATTTTCCATTTATATCATCTATATAAACTGTTGCTTTGTATAATTTACTCATTTTTACACCTTCTCTACTATTTCATATTTTTTTGGTGTTCTATAAATTTTATCATCATACATAACTAATGCACTAAAACTATATACTTGTTCTTGGTTTTCATCAAAGAAATGACTTGTAGAATATTTAATATCAATGATTTCTTGATTATTCTTTTCTAAATCTTCTATTAGATTATTTAAGTCATTTTCTAAATCTTTTTCGTGGCTCTCATCATATACTTTAATCTTTAACATCTATTTCCTCCACACTTAGTATTTTTAATACATAATATAATTTACCTGGTTCTGCTCCCCATTCTTTTTTGCCATAACCCTGTGATAGTTCTATAAAACATTTAATTTTTGATGCATTCTTGTGATAACCGTTTTTAAATATTAAAGTTCCCACAGCTTCACAAATAGTGTTATCTGTATAAATGCTTAGATCATATAAATTATTAAAAATTCTTTTAGTCCAATATGCTTTTATCTCTATATATTCTTCTTTTTTTTCCAGTTAAAATCATATCAAACCATTTTTTTTTAATTAGTAGTGTTAACATTTCTCTTCTCCTAAAACATTATCTATTATTAGTAAGCATTCTTTTTGTAATTGTTGGTATGACATAGAATCAAGGGCTTCTCCAAAACAAATAAGTTTATCTTTTACTTTATCTAAAGCTTGTCTTAAGTCAATTACATAATTATACAAATTAATTTTTTGTTTCAAAGAATTACTATATTCATTTTTATAACCAGTGTTTTGTTCAGAAATCATTTGAAATGAAATGTCATCTCTAATTTTATTTAATTCTTCATTTGTCATCTTATTCACTTTCCTCTTTTTTATATTTGTTTAGAATGTCTAACACATTATTTATTCCGCTAACATTTAAACCGCCGTAAGCAATAGTTTTTAGTTCTTTATCGTATCTAGCATTATTTATAAATTTTATTGCTTCTTCAATTACTTCTTCACTTTGTTTTAATTGTTCTAATAATTTAGTATTTCTGCGTGTCATATCTATAAACTCTTTATCTTCTTTCGATACTTCTTTATTATCAACTAATTCTTGTAACATATTTCTTTCAAATTTTAATTGATTTAGATATTCTCCGCTCAAAAGATAATCTAATTGTTTTTTTAGTTGTTTGTTTTCTTGTTGTAATTCACAGTATTGTTTCAATAGCTTTATATAAAAATTAGTTTCAATCAAATCAACTGTATGTTTTATTCCACTTGTTTCATACTCTATTTTAAAATGTTTGCTTTTATTGTATATCTCATCATACATTTCTACTTCATTCATAATTATTGTTCTTTATCCTTTCTAATAAATCTGTATAAATTTTCTCTTCTGTTTCAAACATTTTGTCCGTTAAACAATCACATCCACCTATTCGTGGTTTTTTTATCTTATCTTCTATATATTTGATTAGATTTTCTTGATTCTGTTTTCTTTGTTTGCATTCATTTAATAATGCTAAAGATATTTCATGCTCTTTTAAATGTCTATAATCATTTAGAGCTATACATCTTTCTATCTGATCTTCACAATGTTTTCTAAATTCTTCTTTAGTCATATCTATACCTCATCTTTATATAGGTTTTCTATTTTTTTGAAATAATTTTTCATTATCATCTTTTATAAGTTCTTCTCGTTTTCTTCTGTAATCATTGTATTCTTTCGTCTTATATTTTTCTTTCAATTTTGGTAACATTATCTTTGCTTTTTCTTTTGCCTCTCTAAAACCTAAAAATTTAAACATTAACTTATTAAACCAGTTTATTTTTTTGGGAAATACTAACTTACAATTATCAAAAATTAGTGTTACTGCTCCTTGATTTAATTTTTCCATCATTAACCTCCAATTTTTTTATTACTAACTTCGTTAATTAATTTAGCTATTAAAAGTCCTGTTTCTGTTGATTTTCTATCTTCAAAAACTAATTTTCTGTTTTTTGCAGTAAGCTTGTCTTTATTTCTAACTAACATTAAATTGTCTAAATTAAAATTAGTTTTATCCTGGTCCAAAAACATAACTGAGTGATTTTTTGGAATTTTACCATATGCCTTCTCATAAATATAAATTTGTTTGTGTTGATAAATGTTAGGCTCTGCTACTTTAATATATGTATATCCATCTGAGCTTGTAAATTCATAACCAACTGGCTTTTTATTATGTGGTACTTGTTTCTTTTTAAATTGGGTATTTATACCACTTTTTAATTTATGTGATTTTTTATAGTATTGAATTTGTTTAATTGTTAAATTTAAATTAAATGTTTGATTTACTAGTTTTGTTAATTCTTCTGAAGTTTTTCCAAAAACATTATTTTTAATAAATTGCTCTTGTTCTATCGTAAATAATTTACTCATTTAAGACCTATAAATTTTAATTGATCACAGTTATCAATTTTATGCTCTTTAGCTAATTTAAGAGCCTTTATACAAGTATTATTGTTAGATACTATCTGTTGAGCTAATTGAGCTGTAGCATATGATTTCCTTATTTCTTTCTCAAAAGTGGTATCATCATTACTTGCATCATTTAACCTTTCTAATTGAGCAAATAAAATATCATTCAAGTTACTTAATGTATTTGTTTTTTTAGTATTTTTTGATTGTTCTATCATAAATACCTCCTTTTTTTCTGTCTTTCTCTTTATAGATATATCCCTGTCATTTTTTTCTAAATACTTTTTTAATAACGGCAATGCCCTCCTTGCTCTAAATTGAATTGCTGAATCAGAACAACCAAATTGTTCTGCAATATCTCTAAATATCATAGGTTCATAACCTTCTAAACCATAATACATTTTTATAACTAACTTATCTTTCTCATTTTTTAACTGATTAACTGCTACCAATAACCTTTCTGCTTCAAACTTTTTCTCTATTTCTAATTCAACGTTTGTATTTAAATCTGGAATTAAATCACCATATTCTGTAACTTTTTCAGAATCTTCATTAATCGTAAAATTTAAAGAAATGTCTCTTCCATATTCATTTTTATTTTTTTTGTAATTCTTTTGGGTAACTAAGTGAAGAATTTCATTTCTAATACAAGGAATGCACCAGGTACTTATTTTTCCTTTTGCTTCATCATAAGATCTAACACCTTTTATCAAACCATCAAGGCCTACATCATAATATTCTTGAAACTCGTCTTCTGTTTGCCAGTAAAGATGCAAGTCTTTAATAACTTTTCTAATAAGTGCCATATTTTCTAAAATTAATTTTTCCTCTAACTTATTATTTTCAGATACCATTTAAGAAATCCTCCTTTATTTTTAAATCTTGATTGATATCTAAGTAACATATTTTTGTACTTATGCCTTTCTGTCAAATCACATCTTAGATATTGATATCTAAAAATATGTGTATCTTCTATTAACCAATTTATTGTACTTTTAATAGTCGTCATCTCCCAAAAAATCAAATATAGTAGTTTGATTTGATATATTGTTTTTATCGTTATTCTGATTTAAAATTTGCATTAAATCTATATCATAGTCTAACTTTTTGCTGTCTAACCATTTTTTTTATATACTCCATATAACGCTTTGCCAATCCTGAGTGCCATATAAGCATTCTTATAGCATATTGAACTTTTTTATTTACTTTTATATCTTTATCCATTTTCAACCTCATTTTTTAAATAATAGTCAAACTAATCCAGAGCAAACTCACTATTATTTTAACTTTGTATTTTTAAGGGGGTAGGTTATTTTGTTTTTTAGGATTTTTACTTTCTCATCTAGTCTAATTTATTAAACTTATCTAGAATTGTATTTTCAATATACTTAAAGAAGTCTTTGTTAGTTGCATCAACTACATTCATAAATTTTTCACCTGGTATTCTTTTAGCTGGCATTGCTACAAAAAGTCCTCTATTGCCATTTATTACTCTTATTTCTGATACAACTAATAAATCATCAAATACTATAGTTGCCATAGCTCTTAATCTTGAATGTTCTCTTTCTACTTTTTCTATATTTACTTCTGTTATTTTCATTTATATACCTCTTTTCTATATTTCATTTCTAAAATTGTTTCTTAAATCTTCATTACATTGTCTATACACTACTCTGCAAAATTCATGCATAGTCATTAATAATCTATATCTGTGATATGCCCAATTGTATAAATCTGTTTTTGATATTGAATATTGCTTACCTATTTTGCTAGCATTAAAAGCTATTTCATTCCAACGATCAGATTGAATCATACACATCTTTGCCAACTGATAAGCTGTTTGTCCATCTTCTGAAGAAAGGCATTCATAATTATCTAAGATGACTTGATACTGTTCTAAATCGGTTTTAAACAATCCTAATTCTTCTATCTTATTCATGCTTCAGTTCCTTTCTCAACTTTTTGATAGCATTTTTTAGAATTCTATTAACTTGTGCTTGTGACTTTTTTATATTTGAAGCTAACTCATATTGTGTTAATTTTTTATAATCATCTATTTCATAGTTATGAAACAAGATATATTTTTCTACATCGTTTAAAATATCTAAAGATTTTCTAAGTTCTAATATTTCCTCTTTTTTTATAATCATATCTTCTATGTTGTAACTATCATCAGTAATAAAATCATAAAGTGATACTTCATTATTACCAATATATACTTTTAAATCCAAAGATACTGTTTGAACATTTTTGCCTCTTTTTAGAGTATTAAAAGGTCTTAAATAATTAAATATTTCTGTTTCAATACAATGACACAAATATGTATTTGCTTTAATTCCTCTTGTTTTGTCAAAAGTTTTAGCTCCTTTAACCAGTCCAATCATTCCAACATCCACTAATTCATCAAATTTATGCTTTAAATTATGTTTGTTGATTATGAATCCAACTAACTTTTGATTTTCAATAATTAATTTTTCTTGTATTTCAATCTCATTCAAAAATATCAACTTCTTTCTTTTCAAAAAGCTCTATAGTTCTATCTAGAAATATTCCTTGCTGTAATGCTTTTACTTGTTGTGCTGGAAATAATTCTTGAATCTTATTTTGAAATTCCAAATAATCTTTAAATCCACTTGAAATGTGACATAGAATAATTTTTTTAGTGTTATGATTAACTGAATTATTAAGCACTCTAATAGTCTTTTGTATAGATAAATGACCATTCATACTTAAAAGTCTTTTTGACTTTATTTCTTCTGTTCTAGTTAATTCTTCCTTTTGATACCATTCTTCATCAAAATTACATTCAATCAAAAAATAATCAATATCTTTAAAAATTAAATTATCAATATATCCTGTATCTGTAATATAAAGTAATTGTGAACCAGATATTGTATCTTTGATTAAATAATTAACTGGATGTGACGCATCATGTTTTACTTCAAATGGTACTATTTTGAATGACCCTATTTGAAATGTTTTAAATTCTTGTACAGGTTTCTTCATAAATTCTGGTACTTTTACTTTATCTAACGTTTCCTTTGTTGAATAAAAATATGTATTCTTGTTTTGAGATAAACTTTCACAACCACCAATGTGATCCCCATGCTCATGAGTAAGCAAAACACCATTAATTTGTATTTGATTTAAGACGAAACTTAACCTATTAAACTTAATACCACAATCGAGAAGAAGACAGGTGTCTTCATTCTCTAATATGTGGATGTTTCCTTTGCTACTCGAACTCAGTGACTTTAATATCATTCTCTTTGCTCTCTACGATATTAGATTCAACAATTTCTATATCTACAGTATTTTTAGCTTCATCTATTTTTACTTCTTGAACTGGTGGTAAGTCAACCTCATCACTATAATCATAATGCTGGTTTTCATTTGCCTGTATGGTTTCAATTAATAAGTCTTCATCATCTCTTGTATTAATAAACCATTTAATTGCTTTATTTACCATAGTTCTTTTTACAAATTCACTTTTGAATTTAGTTTTATCTTTAGACATCTTAGACATAGCCCATGCTTCTTGAATCTGTTCAAGTGTTGAAATTGTTGCATATTCTTTATTTTGATACTTTATTACACAATAACCACCAATGATTTTATCTTCTTTTATATTTTTAAATTCTTGATGATGTTCAATATTACTAATAGATCCATCAGAATTAATTTCATAATCTATCTCATCACCCTCATAAATAACTTGTGCATTTATATCCTCTACACCATCAATTCGTTTTAATGCTGTAATTTTTCCGAAATATGAAGGCATTAGCGTTAACTCTTTACCATATATTACAAAGTAACATTGAGTTTTTGCTGGATTCAACCCCATGATTGCCATTTCTAGTAATGCATTTGCTACACTATTTGGAGTACAAACAGATAAAGCTAAATTATGATTTTTATCCTCTGTTTTCTGAATTGTAAGCCATGCTGATTTAAGTGCATTTTCGACACTATATCCTTTTGGTATTCTTAGTCTACCTTCATCACAATATTTTGTAATACTGTTCATTACACTATCACTAAAGTCTCTTTGAAACGCTAATTTTTCTTGTTCTTTTTTTACTATTTCTTGTTTTTCTTTTTCCACTTTAATTCCTCCTATATTTCAAATAAAATTTTGGCATAAATAACTTCTTTGCCTATGTACCACTCTTTTACTATTAATAAAATCTTACTTTGATTTTTTCTTTTCCAATCAAAGTAGAAACATATTCTTGTCTTTTCTTTCATTAGTTAATCTCCATTTTGTCTAAAACATCTCTGTAAGCTACTAATTGTCCCATTTCAAAATCATTAATATTTTGACTATTTTCTAGCTCTAAGACTTTCTGTTTTAAACATTCTAAAGTTGAATTAGTTAATTTACTTAAAACAATATTTTTATCTTTAATTGTTATACTTAATAAGTCATCGCTATTTATATTTAATGTTTTTCTTATTTCTTTAGGAATCACGATTCTACCTAATTCATCTATACGTCGATTCATTCTGATACAACCTCCATTTTCTTATTAACTTGGAACTTAGCTCTACATCCAATTACTTGTGTATCTAATTCTGGTAGTCTTGTAAGTTCTCCTAAGCCATCAATTAAAATAGGTAATCTTTTATTTTTTAGTCTTTGTATATTATCTATTAAGTCAAGTGCTACAAGAATTTTCATTCCAGTATTCAAGGAACTATATTCAATTCCGTCTACTGCTATCTTGAATGTTTCAATTAATTTTCCATCTTTTGTAGTTTCTTGAGTAATAAAATCAGCTAGTTTAAAGTTATGTCTTACTCTTTCTCTTAACATTTCAGCACGAGTATTATTAAACAAAATTAGTTGTTGTTCTTTTTCATTTAATAATTTCTTTTCTTTTAATAATCCTTGATGTTCATCTTCAAGTTTCTTTAATTGTTCTTTGAAGATTGTTACAGTATCAGATACAGCCAATTTCTTAGTAATGTTTTCTAATTCTTCTTGTAATGATGATATTCCCTCTCCTAAGTCAACTTTTTCATGATGACTAATTTTCTCATTAATAGATACAATGTTACTCTCTAAAGTAGTTTTTGATACTTTTAATCCATCAATTTCATTATTAGCGTTTTCAATATTTGACTTCATTAATTTTTGAACATCACTTTCTTCTGATACATCTATAACACTCTTTTTAATAGCTTCCTTTTCAATTTCTAAATTCCTTAAATCTTGACTGTATTGTCTCTCTATAATTTCAATCTCTTCAATTCTTTGTTTATGAATTTTAGCTTGTACTACATAATTGTTTGCAACTTTTATTGATTCTTCTTTTAATTTGTGAAGTGCTTCATTTATTTTTTCTTGAGGTAATGGTTGTCCACATGTTGAACATCTATCATTTTCAATTCTTGGTTCCTTTGTAAGCTCCTCATCATAAAGCTTTTTTAATTCAGAACGTTTTACTGATAGTTCTGTCTTTTCTGTACTAAGTAAATCCAAATCCTTATTCTTTTGTAATATCTTATTTTCAATTATTTTTATTTTATTTTCTTTTATAATTGCAGCATCAATATTTGAACTGTCATATGTTTTTTGATATTCTTTTATATCATTTTCAAGTTTTGAAATTTGATTATCGATTCTACTTATTTCGTTTTTAGCACTTTCTAGTTCACTTACTTCTCTGTCTTGTTGTGCTTTTTTATTGGCCAAAACATTATAATTATCAATTTGTTCTTTAATCAGTTCCTTTTGTTTTTTTAGTTCATCTGTTTCTTTTTCATCAACTACTAATTCCTGAATATCTTTTGTTTTTTGATCTATATTTCCCAAAATTTTCTTGATTTCATTAGTTAATGATGATTTTGTTTCAGTAATATTTTCTTGCGTTTTTTCTACACCAACAGACTCGATTTTTTCTTTAATTAATTCGAAGTTTCCTTTTGCGTAGACTTCTTCATTTGTAATTTCACCAACAAGCCCCATGATTAAACTTCGAAGATCCTTCCAATGTAGTTTTGGAATATAATCTATATTTGATAATGCCTTAAACTCTTCATCAGTAATCATAAAATTATCTCTTAAATAATCTATAAATTCACGATTACCAAACTTCACTCCATCAACTTTTATTGTTGTAGTATCCTTATCCCAAATTCTTTCGATTAATTTATCATTGATAGTTAATTCTACACTTGTAGATAAATCTTTCTTTTCTTCTCCATCAATTATTGGCTTTATTTTGAACAATTTTTCATCTGCAAAGTTTTTTCCAAAAAAGCACCATGTTATTGCATCTAGAATTGTTGTTTTGCCTATTCCATTTTCTCCTTCAATAATATTTTTGCCTTTACTAAAATATAGTTCTTTATCCAAAATACCCTTGAAATTTTTAATTTTTATACTTCCAATTATTAAATCCATTACTTTCCTCCAACTAAATTATTTCTTCATCATCATCAGTCTTTTTTGCTTGACTTAAAAATGTAACCTTTTCTACTACTATTTCTAATTTTTCATTTCTTGATTGTACTCTTCCTCTAACACCTACAATATCTCCTTTACCACAATATTCTACGGTTGATAATGCTACCGCATCCCATAAAGTACAATCAATAA